AAAGGTCTAATTTTATTTAGTAACATTTTTGTCATCCCTTCCTTTTTGGGTCTTATTTTTTTTATTTTTAATTTACCGGACATTCCAAATTTGCCTTTCATTTATTTCACCTCACTAACTAAAGGGAGTACAAGCAAGGCAAGAAACTGATACTTTTTTTATGAAGGAGGTGTACCAGTAATGAATCCTTACAAGTACTCCCCCATTTCATCTGATATAAACTATACATGCTCCAGATTGAGTAGAACTTACTCCTGTACTGGTTAGACTAAAAGCTAAAGAGGATTCTGCTACTGCACTAACCGGAGATTTACCATCATTAACTCCTAATTGCCCGCCCCCGGAAGTAAGTGCCGCTCCTCCACCTTCTAAAACATCATATCCATCTTCATCATTGATTACGATCGCATAACCAGTTGAAGCGAAGTTAGTTAAACCAAAAACTACTCTCAATACCTCGCCATCGTATTGTTTGGTAGTCGTTCCTGATGCCGCCCCTCCCGTTGACAATGTCCAATCAAATTTAATTTTTTTAACACTCGAATAAGTTTGTTCTGTTATAACTACAGCCATATAATCACCTCGTTTACTTTACTCTTTTAAGCAGTGCCAATTATTTCATCAAGGTCAGAATCAGCTTCAGGTAATGGTTTTTTTTCTTCTTCCTTTTCCTGAACCTTAAAGCCTAACCATCTGTAAGGCACGATATATATTTCTCCTTTTTCGTTTTGCAATCGGTGAGTCCCGTTTGCATTCACATAACATACTTTTGCACCTTCTATTTTAAGTTCCTGATTATTAGGAAACATATATACCCTTGATATTTCATTTAGTCCAATTACTTCAACTTGCTCTTTACCCATAAAACCCTCCATTTTTTAAATTGCAGTTTTTAAGGTGAACTGCAAAACCTTTACTTTTATTATGTAGTTGTGCAAACAGTAACAATGCCTTTTACGATAGTTAAACGAGTTAGCCCTGTTATCCCCGTTGTGCTCTTATCACAACCAGCAACTCCGCCTACAGAATAAGCATCTGCCTCACAAGATGTTCCTAAATCGGCTGTTCCTAATATAATAAGTTTATCCGCTGACTCATCCCATAACATAGACTTACCTGTAGTATCCCCGTAAAACATTACATCCATTCCTTCGCCGGATTCACCAAATTCGAAAGTACCTGTACTTCCCGGTATTATACAAACAGTCTGTGTGCCATCATAAAACTCTAAAGCACCACCTACCCATCTTGAATGTAAAGCCATTTTGTTCACTTCCTTTCGCTTTCACAAGCGATTCTTCCGAATCGAAAAAAAGCTATTATTATTTTATTTTGTTACAGGCGCACCCTTGACTTGTTTGTCTTTGGGTGCGCTTTTAATTTCTTTTTTAAACTCTTTTTCTTCTGGTTTATTGGATTTGGCATATTCACCAATGCTCTGTTCTACTAATGCTTTGGCTACATCTTTGGTTACACTTATTACTTCGCCACATCTAAATCCACGCCAGTCACTAAAAAGTTTAACTAAATATTGAGACATCATAACCTCCTTCTTTTATTAATCTATTGCAGTTTGTAATATAGCCTGTGGATATCTGGGTTCGCTTAATACAGCTACACAACTGGCATATCTCGCAGTAATATGGCCGGTACTGTTAGTAATAACCATGTAAGCATGATCATAATCTGTAGCGACAGCTGCTACTGTTGGAGCATCTACCTCCACTATGTATGTTGCACCCGCTGATCCAGTTGTAGTATTAAATGTAGCGGCTGCAGTTGCAGCACTTTGTACATCTGATGTTTCTTGTGTTCGATATCTAAAAGCCACTGCAGAACCTCCGGTTGTATTGGCACTATATGCATTTACTGTAACAGCTGCTACATGGTCAGCGGCTGCTCCAAAGGTTAGTAAGAATGTACACTTTTTGTAATTCTCCAAATTGACTACATCAGTACATTTTACTGCTGAAGCACCAGAGGTTATATATGCTGGATTTAGTACATTTACTACCTTATTAATTTCACTCCATAATTGAGACATATTTATTCACTTCCTTTTATTCTTTATTTATTATCTTGCCGCCAAAGTTACATAGGGGCTTCTGGTTACACTGCCTTTATAAGAGGTAATACCAGAATTCCACATTGGCTGACCGTCAATCCGATAAGTAAATCTAAAGGTCTGTTCATCATTCAAGAATCTCACATGAATAGAACTGGCCGATTGCATTCCACCGGTTTTTTCGATGATTAGATACTGACTTAAATCGAGTAAGAGGATATCACCTTCATCACCTAATGCCTGACATTGTTCAATTACTTGTAACGGTCTACCCAAGAGAGCTCCATTAGGTACGGAAACTAATCCAGTTGGAGGCATAAATAACGGAACGCCAGCAGTACCAATCTTTAAATTCAATTTCCATATCCAGGGTTCTACGTCTTGAATTAAATACCATTTAGCTTTTATCCTATTAGCAGCAGGCATATTGTTATACATATTCATAATATTATCAGCAGTAACAGTATCTGCAGTCTGTCCAGTATCGGCAGTAGTGGATTTCAGAGAAGCAGAATTCCTAACGCCTAAGGGTTTACCTACGCCAGTTCCATTGATTATCGCATCATCAATCATAAAGGCAAATTCCTCTCCAACACCCTGAGTAGTGAGAGAGGTTAAGGCAGGAGCATCCACCAATAATTCTTCAGTAGCATAATTAGCTGCCCCTAATTTATTGAGTTTCAATTCAATCTGTCTCAAGGTCACTTTAGAAGCAGTTATATCTCCAGCTTCAGCTACCCAATAACCTTGAATTCCACCCCATCTCGAACCAGTTGCACGAGAAGTTTCATTTACAGCATTTATAGTTAATCTGTTTCCACCAATAGTTATATGTCTGCAATCCTTTGCCACTATACCAACATCATGGGTTTGTTTTAGAATTTCAGCAGAATATTCCGGACTAACCAAAAATCCGCCCTCAGAACCTATGGTTTCATTTGAACCAGATATAGCTTTAATTTCTACTAATCTCTTATCTATTTCTCTATTTGATGGGTCATAGGCCTTCTTTACCGCCATAAGTTGTTCGCCAAAAGAATCCCATTTTGGCTCATCTTTCTTTACTTCTGGTTCTACTTTCTGCATCTTGTTTTCTTGTGCTTTAGTTAACTTTTCTAATTTTTCATTAAGCTCTTCCATCATAGAGCCCTTAATTTTTTCAGCAATCTGTCCAAGTTTTTCGTCGCTTAGCTCTGTATTGCTTTTTATTACGGTTATTAACTCTTCCTTTGTCATTGCCATATTTTATTTCGCTTCCTTTCTATTTATTTTCGCAATTATTTACTATTCCCAATGAAATATGTTTCTCTGCCTGACATCACACGAAGTATGTCCCCAACTAAAACCCGTACCTCACCTAACAATAAATAAAAGTTTTATTTTTATTACATGACCTTTCCGGTCAATCTCTTAAAATTATCATCAATATCTTGTTTGATATTCTTACTTACATTTTCAACACTTTTATTAATGTGTTCTTCTAAAGCCGAATGGATTATTTCGACCAGTTCTTTTTCGTCAATATCAAGTACATCACTTTCTTTTTCAGTTTCTTTTTCTTCGATTTCCAGCCCTTCATCTTCTATCTCTATTTCTATCTCTTTGCCTTCCTCTGTAGGTTCGGCAGTTTCGGCAGAATCTAATACTTCCTGAATAAGATTTTGGGCATTCTTTAAGTTTTGCTTGTTCTTTCTATTAAGAACTGCGCCAATTTTCAATAACGCTTCCATTTCTTTAAACTCTTTTAAACCTTTCAAATCATAAAAGCCAAACGTTGATTCATCTATTTTTTTTAGAAGTTCAATTATTTTGTCTCGCAAGTATTTATTTTCTTCAATGATTTCAGGTATCTCATCAAGACTAAAGCCCTTACTCGGCTCTTTTTTTTCTTCTGGTTCCTCTGTCTCTTTTGGATCTGGCTGGGGTACATCGGTTTTATGTGATTCGGTTTCCTCTTTCGGTACAAAATCGTCATAGTCTTTGCCGTGATCTGCCATCCACTTTTTGGCTTTGGCCATGTCCCAGCCTTTGGCTTTATCGAACAAGAAAGTAATCATCTTTTTGCAGTCAACACAATATAAGGCCTTAATCCCTTGCTTCACATCTATATCCATTGTTCTTATCTTATGTCCGTCATGCTTGCCTGCCTCACCTTTTGCCGGTAAACGGATATAGTCAGGGGTTTCTTCTGGCTTTGTGATGAATTCGTCATTAAACATTTCTTCTATCTCTTTTTGTTTTTCTTCTTCTACCTCTATTTCTTTATCTATTTCATCTATAATTTCATTAACGCTTTTATCTTCTTCATCAGTTATTTCAATATTTAAGTCATCAATTAGTTCCTGTGATTTAATCTCAAGCCCTTTACCTACTGCAATATTTAAAGCATTCATATTACTCGGAATCGGTACATCGGAATGTTCAAGAAGTATCCATTTCGTATAAATCCTTTTAGCCTTATCGAATATTTTTTCGTTAATACCATATTCTGATTTAATAAGTTCACCTACTTTATCCCAATCCTTATCTTCTGGCTTGACAGACTCCAAAGGTATAAAGCCGATTGAACTGGTATTAAGAAATTTTTCTTTCACCAAGTTATAAACATCAACTGCTAACTGATGTTTTGCATACACCGTTTTGGCAAGCCACCCTTTACCCTGCACTAACTTAAGCCAAATGTCCTTCCCAATTGGTAAACCATGATAATCATGGGCATAAAGCACGGTTGGGCTTTTCTTAAAATCGTTGACCTGTCCACCACTGGGCAGGACTATTTCGTTATCCCTGTCTACATCTGCTGTATTGATATATCTAATTGCTGCTCTTTCGCCATCTTCAATCTGTAAATCTTCGGCATTTAA